CGTAATCAAAGACTTCAAACCACTGCAGGCTATGTCTGTTGATGTCCAGTTCGGAGACGCTAGGATATTTGATTTCTATGTAATCGGACAGATCTATACCAGGCAGCCTGTAAGTAAGGATGTCGGCAAGGTTATTATAGAAAAGGCTAAAGAAGCTTTGGCTCTGTACTTTGCTCCAGCTAACCGCGATTTCAATCAGAAGCCTACTGTTATGGAAGTAGTTAACGTAATCCAGGGCTGCGATGATCGTATCATCTACTTTGATGCAGGTTCTCCGTCAAATCCTGTAATCAAGTGGTTGGGAGATATTGAGTATTTTAATCCGATTTCGTTTGCTAGATACAATGAGCCGTCTAATGCGAGCACGTGCATCAGGATTGCACCCGAATGTCTGACTAGATGAGGTATATATGAAGAGATACATTAGATCTGCTATTTTATTGCCTGAACTATATGACGTTATGGACGAGTATAACACTCGCTTAGATAGATATAATGCCCGTATGGAGGACTGGGATAGGCATTGTGATGAGTGGCGTACAATGTATGATGCTTGGCAAAAAGAGCTTAAAACCAATCCCGATGCCCCGCGTCCAGAGCAAGAGCTTATGATAGCTCCGTGGTGTGATCCTGAATATTCAATGAGTGAGGCAAGACATAAATTAACCGTCGAAACTCTTAATTGTATAGCTGGTATGGATTTATGGGTTAAGATGGAGCATGGATGGTGGATTAAGGTACTTTCTCGTACAAAGAATCCTCGAAAGTACATACACTATACTTACCAGATCTGGAATGAATGCTCCCTTGGCAGCGGATCTTTTATAGTAAAGAAGCTCAGAGATGACAAGATGAATGACGTCAGTATTCCAATAACGATCGTCTCTGAATATGAGTTTTGCCAGAAGGTAGCTGACAAGTTTAGCTATGTAATTCATGATCCCGCACAGATAGAAGATTGGATATACTCAGCAGCACATCCAGGAAACGATATCGCGGTTCGATAAAGTACTTTACTTTTGGTATAAATATTGTATAATATCAGTATAAATCAAAAGCAAGTTACAGATGGAGGTGACAACCATGAAGAAGTACATCAGAAATACAAATACACCTAAGGGCAGGCCCATTATGAGCGCTTCCCAGAAGAAGGGCTATGCAGATGCAGCATACTTCACCAAGAAGTACGCAAAGGCTATGAAGGTGCTGGCTAGATGAAAGAAATAGATTTAGACTACCTTATTGGTGTAAACCAATACATATGTGACCAAGTCGGAGAGCAGTGCGTTATAATCAACGAGAATAACCTGCTCTCCGCTTTGAGTGTTCAGTGGTGGTACGAAGAGCCGAGGCTCTTGGCAAGTGCATTGATCAGGTCACTTACTATTGGACATGGTTTCCGTGATGCTAACAAGAGAACCGCCGCTGTTGTAGGTGCATCTATCTGTGATTTTACCTGTACTGAAGATGAGATGGCTGATTGCGTCCTCCGCATCGCTACTGGAGAGCTAAGAGATGTAGAGGAGATTGCGGATATTTTATATCCCCAGGAGTAACTAACATAATAAATCAGTATATTTAAGAGCGGTCTCGATATTCGGGGCCGCTTTCACCTTATATATAGATAGTAATTTATTAGGATAATAATTATGCAGATTAAAGACATACCAGTACCAGAGATATATAAATCGAGCGCAGACTTCAGAACTTTTCTGAAATGGTTCAGTTATGCGTTGACAAAAACTCAATATGATACCAATAACTTAATGGACCTCTATGATCCGCTTAGATGTCCTGAGGATCTGTTATGGATGCTCGGGGATACTATGGGGTATCAGTATGATGAGCGTCTCTGTACCGCGTTTAACCGTTTTGCCATGCTCTTCTTTATGTCTATGATCAAGTATAAGGGCAGCAAGACAGGGGTTACCTTGGCGGCTGAAGTTAATCTTAAGCAGAAGGATATTGACGCCTACGGTCAAGAAAATAATATCAATTATAACCGTCTGGAAGATACCTCTATCCCTGTTAACTCTGTCTATGTTGAGTCTAATGTAGACGAAGGATACATAGATGTAGTCTATTTTACTGATGAGAAGCCTGTCGATAGTTGTATCGAGTATGTAAGGCCACTGGGTATGTATTGCTTCCAGTATGCGGGCGTTCGTGTGGATTCCACTACGAAGATTTCTGTAGACGCTCGTCTGGCAAATGCTAATGATGCTATGGGTGCTATCGGAGCTACCAGGGTTGGTCATTACAGCAGAGATGATTATGCAAGGCTGCAGAAGATGACTAATGAGCCTAAGCAGAGGAATAATCTTTCCGATACACGTGCCAAGGCTTGGAAGAGATCCTCTACTGCAGAGACTGAGCCTACGCAAACCGCAGGATACAGGGCACTTAGTTCCTTGCAGATGGCTAACAATGAGCATATTGTCAAATCATTGTTTAGTAAACCTATCTTTGATATGGGTTACGGTCCGACAGTAGATACTATCACCGAAGTAGATGTTAAAGACCCGAGATACAATCTGCGTTATAACCGCACGGTTGACTTGCAGTCTTACTATAAGGGTGTTGACGAGAATGGTAATCTTATCCCGACATATGATGAGATGCCAGAACATTTGCCTGTTGATACCCTGGATACTAAGAGAGCCCAGGCTTATAACGATCCTAGACCTAAAGTCAGCGGCATAATGACAACCGTAGGTGAGCGTCTGATCCCGTCATATCCGACACCTATTATGACTGAAGACGGCGATAAGGTGCTGGGTACTGAGTCTGGTGACGAGACAATAAGAACTGATTAAGGAGTGCTATATATGGCTGATAATGAAGAGTTTAAAGTTGAAGGCATTAAAATCTCGGAATTGCCAACCACTACTAAAGTGGATAAGGACGCTGACTATATTCCTTTGGCGCATACGGATTCCATTTCTGTATCTGACAATCTTACCTATAAGGTAACTCCTTCTCAGCTACTTGCCGATGTTGGTCTGTCATATGTGGCTGGCGATCATATCGATATTACAGGTAACGTCATTTCCGCAACTTACAGCACAGCCACTACTACTGAGGCAGGCCTGATAAGCTCTACAGATCAGGCAAAACTTAATGGTATTGAAGATAATGCAAATGCTTATACACTTCCTGTAGCTACTGATACTACTTTGGGTGGTGTAAAGCAGGGCACTAATATCACCATTGCTAATGATGGTACAATTTCCGCCCAGCAAAAGGTGTATACTGCTGGCACTAATGTCCAGATTTCTTCTGGAGATGTCATTTCCGCAACAGATACAACATATAGCAATGCTTCTCAGACGGACGCAGGACTTATGTCCGCTTCTGATAAGACTAAGCTTGATGGTATCGAGAATAATGCGAATAACTATACGCTGCCTGCAGCTAGCGCAAATGCTATCGGAGGCGTAAAGCAGGGTACTAACGTAACCATTGCTAATGACGGTACTATTTCTGCAACTGATACCACATATTCCGTAGCTACTACGTCTGCTGACGGTCTCATGTCTTCAACTGATAAGTCTAAGCTCGACAACATCGAAGCTAATGCTAATAACTACTCACTTCCGATCGCAACAACTGCTGTTCTCGGAGGCGTTAAGCAGGGTAATAATATTACTATTGATGCCGATGGTACTATCAACGCTACTGGCGGTGGCGGAGGATCATCTGCTCTTTCCAGCTTAACTGACGTAGATCTTACTAGTCCTACAACAGGTCAGGCCCTTATCTATGATGGCAACACATCAAAGTGGGTAAACGGCAATGGCGGTGGTGGAAGTGCTACCCTTGCTGGACTTACTGACGTTACCGTAACTTCAGCTACTAATGGCCAGGTACTTACATATGATTCCAATAGTTCTGAATGGATCAATGCAGCACCTGTTGGCGCGTCATCAGTATCTTCTTTAACTGACGTAACACTCACTTCAATAACCGATGGTCAGATCCTGAAGTATGATAATGCTACGTCTAAATGGGTAAATAGTAATGAGACTATTCCAGCTACACCTGCGCTCGGTAACCTTACTAATGTAACTCTTACTTCTCCAACAGATGGCCAAGCATTAATTTATGATAATGCTAATTCTGAGTGGGTTAATGGGGCGGTAGATTACTCTAAAATTTCAGGTACTCCTACTCTGGCACAAGTAGCTACCTCTGGTGATTATTCCGATTTATCGGGTACTCCGACAATCCCCGACGGTTTAGCTGATTTAACTGATGATGTCAATATCTCGAGCCCTACCGATGGTCAGATTCTTAAATACGACGGCACATCTTCTAAATGGGTAAACGGTACAGGCGGAGGCGGTGGAGCTTCTGCTCTGGATGACCTAACAGATGTCGATATTACAACGCCTACAGATGGTCAAACACTTGTTTATGACAGTACTAATTCTAAATGGATAAATGGCGCTGGCGGTGGTGGTTCTGCAAAACAGACCGCAGTAACACAAGCCCAGTATGATACTCTCGTTCAAGCAGGAACAGTTGACCCGACAATGGAATATTTTATTACTGATGGTATTCCAGCACAATCAAAAATTCCCGACCCACCTACAACTGATGGAACATATCACCTATCGGTAACGGTAGCAAGTGGTATACCGACGTATTTATGGGTTAGTGATAGTTAGTAGCTATTTTATAAGGAAGCTGACTTATGCCAAAAATAATGTATAACGGAATAGAATATCCTCAATGCGTGCCTTACAAAGAATTTGAAGGTACATTAACAACGGGACAAACAAGTATTACCTTTTCTGATAATACTATTAACGCAAACAGAACAATAGATTACTTTCCAAGTATCTATGGAGTGATACCTACAAGTATTACTGTATCAAGCGGTAGTGCGGTATTTACTTTTGACGAGCAAGCGGTTGATATGACTTTGAAAGTGAGGATCAGTTGATATATGACTTGGTTTAGATGCGGGGGCAGTAATAAGCCTGATGAATATATTTATAATATCGGACCTTGTGCTTTTAATACGGGATATATTCCAAAAATAACCACAAAAATTATTTTTAAAGCTATTCCAACTTTATATGCTTTTAATAGTACAAGTAGTTATAACACTATGTTTGGCTATTCACCGAATGGTGACGGAAATAAGTATATTCTTCAAGAAGTAATAATTACCCAACATTACGTCGTGGAGGAACTGAGGTATCTGGAGCAAATCCATGGACTGTTTCATCTGACAATTATTTATGGTTGAATCAGCCTACTATTTTTACTATCGACGGTTTAACTGCAAGTTGGTATAGAGAAGTTGATCCATCAACCGTAAATTCCGTAACTATTTCGGAAGGAACACTCGAAGATGGTACTTCCTCGATAGCATTGTTCGCTGCTAATTATAATACTGGAACTGGTTTCTCTTATACAGATTATGGTAACATGCTTCTGTATTACTTTGATATTTATGAGGGCACGACATTACTCCATCATTTTGTTCCTGCTTACTATGATAGTAAATACTGTTTGTACGATGAAATAGACCAGGTTTACATTAATGATGTAGCGTATAGTGGAACTTACGTAAAGGGCTTCATTCTGAGTTAAGGTGATATTTATGTCAAAAATAATGTATGGCGGCATCGCCTATGGAAGTGCAGTAGACAAAGATTACGGTTGGACTGATCTAACTGGTACTCTCCAAGCAGGAGAAACCACTTTAACTATCCAGCACGAAATCATCACACCTGATGTTACTGTTGAACCATATTCAGATCCGTTTGGGATCAGTCCGACAGATATGGTAGTAACTAACGGTCAGGTGGTATTGACCTTTAATGCACAACCTAATAATGTTGAGATTATGGTTAGGGTTAGTAAGACACATAAAATTACACCTGATTATGAATGGTATGGTACACCTTCAGAATATAGAGCGTTAGCAAGTAAATCCGATGATACACTTTACAAGACACTTTTCGATAATAAAATCCCGTCAGCCGATTTTATCGGTAATAATCAGATAAGCCCTGTAAATATTGACTTTGCCGATTACGATATTGTTGTGAGTAGGTTTAGTCCGAATAATTATATCTACGATACTGGTTATCAATGGTATAACAACAACCTTGAAATGCGTTTCTCTCTGCACGAGGCTTCATATTCAGGGACACAAGTATTGTTTTCAAACGGAAGCGGATCGCCTGATTTTAACCTCATTTTGAACGGTACACAAATGAGAATATACACCACAAATTATAATCAAACTGTTATCGACACTATACAAGCGGACACGGAGTACATTTACCACAAGGAGAACGGCTTGATAACTATTTCAAGGGGAGATACAGAATTATTTTCGACCACACAAACAACGGTGAATACATCAACAATAAATCTGTTCGGTTGGCGAAATGGCTATTATACTGAAGGAATAGTAAATTACCTTACGATAAAAACACTTACATAACATATAA